AAAACCTAGTGGGTTTGCTGTTCATTCTACTTACGGGGATTTCGACAAATATATGAAACGCCTGGATCCTGTAAGTGGATATCTTTCCAGCAAGTTTGGAAAGGAAAAAGCAGAATCACTTGTCAATGATTTCCTTTTCTGCTATGGTTAATTCCTGGTCTCTACTTTATGATGAACTACAAATGGATGAAAACACTTTGAATCTTGATATGACTGATATTATCAAACAATCTCCCAGTATTCCTTGGAAATACAACGAAGAAGAAATTGTAAAAGAACTTCTTGAGTATATTCGTGGAACTTACAACGCTCACTACTCTGCTGGTGACAACAAAATTCAGACACTTGATCTGATTGAAGCGTGTGGTGATGGTGAAGCATTCTGCCGCTCTAATATTCTCAAGTATGCTTCTCGCTATGATAAGAAAGGCACCGCACGTCGTGATCTCATGAAGATCATGCACTATGCTGTTCTTCTGATGCATTTTAATGACAAGAACGCTCAGCGTGAAGAATACCCCAATCGATGAAACTCAAACCCAAAACTATGAAACTGTCTGACAACACTCTGACCATTCTCAAGAACTTTGCTGGCATTAACAACTCGATTCTGGTAAAGGGCGGAACTCGTCTCCGCACTATCTCTGTTGCTAAAAATATTCTGGCAGAAGCAGACATCACTGAAGAGTTTCCTCGTGATTTTGCCATTTATGATCTCAACCAGTTTCTCAATGGTTTGAGTCTTCACCAGGATCCTGATCTCGATTTTCAACAGGATTCTTACCTCAGCATCAAAGAAGGTAAGCGCCGTGTGAAGTATTTCTTCGCAGATCCTAATGTCATCATTGCTCCTCCTGAGAAAGAAATCAATCTTCCTTCGAAAGATGTTTGTTTCCAATTGGATAGTGCCTCTTTGGAGAAACTGGTGAAGGCAGCACAAGTTTATCAACTCCCTGATCTCTCTGCTATTGGTGAGGCAGGTGTGATCAAACTGGTGGTGCGCGATAAGAAGAACGATACTTCTAACGAGTATGCCATCGTTGTTGGTGAAACTGATAAAGAGTTCTCTTTCAACTTTAAGGTTGAAAACATCAAGATCATTCCTGGTGCTTACGACGTGGTTGTGTCATCTAAACTTCTGTCACAATTCACGAACACCAAGTATAATCTGAAGTATTATATTGCTCTGGAACCCGATTCTACTTTTGAATGAACATCTTTGTTACTTCTCCTGACCCTTTTGCATCTGCTAAGGTCCTTCCCGACAAACACATTGTCAAGATGCCCTTAGAATGCTGTCAGATGCTTGCTATTGTGGCATCTGAAAAGTGGGGTCATGGATTTGGCACTCTTCCCAAAGCAGACGGCACGCCTTATGCTACGGAGAAGGGTGCTTTTCGTAATCACCCTTGCACTAAGTGGGCATCAGAGTATGTCAATAATTGGAGGTGGTTGATTACACATGGAATTGCTCTATGTGATGAGTATTATTTGAGGTATGGAAAAAAGCACACATGTTATAATACTCTTGTAGAAGCATCAAAGATTTTTCCTTGTGCTGATCCACAGGGTCGTAGTGGCAAAGAGACAACTCCCTTTGTTTTTGCGGGACCTGATGAGTTCAAGAATGACAAGAGTATTGACATCTTTACTGCCTATAAGCGGTATATTGCATCTAAACCTTGGGTTGCAGATAATTATCTTCGCATTCCTGAGCGTAAACCTGATTGGATTTGATTATGAGTGATTTTATTTGGGTTGAGAAATATCGCCCCAAAACTATTGAAGAATGTATTCTCCCTGAGGCAACTAAAAAAACCTTTCAGGAGTTTCTAAATAAGGGCGAAATCCCCAATATGCTTCTTGCTGGTCCTCCAGGTATTGGTAAGACCACGGTTGCAAAAGCACTGTGTAATGAACTTGGAGCAGATGTATATGTCATCAATGGATCCGACGAGGGTAGATTCCTCGATACTGTCCGAAACAATGCGAAAAACTTCGCTTCGACCGTCTCACTTACTTCGGATTCTAAACACAAAGTCATCATCATTGATGAGGCAGATAACACATCCAACGATGTACAACTCCTCCTACGGGCGTTTATTGAGGAGTTTGCTGGGAACTGTCGATTCATCTTCACTTGTAACTACAAGAACAAGATTCTCGAACCTCTCCATTCCCGCTGCGCCGTCGTGGACTTCTCCATCAAAGGAAAGGATCGTCAAACCATTGCAGCACAGTTCTTCAAACGCCTTAAAGAAATCTTGGCTGCAGAAGGTATTGAATCTGATAACAAGGTCCTGGTAGAACTTGTCAACAAACACTTCCCCGATTGGCGGCGAGTGTTGAACGAATGTCAGCGATATTCTGTTAGTGGAAAGATTGACTCTGGCATTCTTGCTACGTTCTCTGATGTTGCTGTAAATGAACTGGTCAAAAATCTCAAGACTAAGAACTTTGCTGAGGTCCGAAAGTGGATCGTTAGTAATTTGGACAATGATACTACTGTATTGTTGCGTCGTATTTACGATTCTCTTTATGATGCCCTTGAAAGCAATAGCATTCCTGCTGCTGTGCTCGTTCTTGCTAAGTATCAGTATCAGGCAGCATTTGTTGCCGACCAAGAAATAAATATGCTTGCTTGTTTAACCGAAATTATGGTGGAGTGTAATTTTAAATGATTGATGTAAAACTGCTTCGAATTACTACTGGAGAAGAAGTTGTTGCCGAACTTCTTTCTGAAACTGAAGAAACTATTACTGTTCAAAATGGTCTTGTAGTTCTTCCCACGAATACTGGTGTTGGGTTTGCTCCCTGGGCAACGGTGATCAGCAAAGAAAACCCTGAGATTACAATGTCCAAGAGGCACGTTGTATATGTTGCAGAGGTTCAAGAAGATGTCTGCAAAAAATACAATGAAATGTTTGGCAGTAAGTTGATTACTCCAGATAAGAAAAAACTCATTGTATGATCATGAAAAATAAAAAAACAAAGGTATTAGCACAGATGAAGTCATCGCACTATTATATCTTCTGGGGCATCTGCACCGTGGGAGTTATTTTTGGCCAACTTTATGTTGGTTCTGGATATAGAGTCATGGCAGATAGTGTAAATAATCTTACCTATAGTCTTGTGAGGGAATTGGATGCGCCTACTCAGTATCGATAAAACTAAATTGGTAGAACCAAGAGTGAAGACTACACCTGAGAATGTGCAAGAGGCAAATGAAGCATTGTTTCGTGCTAAAATGACTCTACCTGCTGCCGCAAAACATTGTGGCATGACCGAGAAGGAAATGAAACTCACCTTCTGGGAATTTTTGAAGTATCATCCTAAAGATTATGAAGTCCCTGAAAACACCTCTTCGCTACCCAGGCGGTAAATCCCGCGCTTGTACTAAGATGGATCCTTACTTCCCTGATCTGGGGAACTATGAGGAATTCCGTGAACCTTTTATTGGTGGTGGTAGTGTTGCTATTCACATTACTAAAAAGAACCCACACATCAAAGTTTGGGTGAATGATCTCTACGAACCTCTTGTCAACTTCTGGCAGCAACTCCAGATGTTTGGACGTGAGATGCGAGATGAACTGCTGCAACTAAAATATCGTCACATAGAACCAACTAGTGCAAAAAACTTATTCCTTGACGCCAAAGCATATCTTGCAAGACCTTTGGAAGACAGTGAAAATTTCCACCGTGCTGTTTCCTTCTATGTGGTTAATAAGTGTTCTTTCTCAGGTCTTACTGAATCCTCCTCCTTCTCCGCCCAAGCAAGTGACTCCAATTTCTCCATCAGAGGTATTGATAAATTGCCAGGTTATTCAGAAATAATCAAGAACTGGAGAATCACTAACTACTCCTATGATTATCTTTTGAATAGTGAACTAGATAGAAAAGCATTTGTATATCTAGATCCCCCATATGATATCAAAGATAATCTCTATGGTAAGAAAGGATCCATGCATAAGGGATTCGATCATGACCTATTCGCTGCTGATTGTGATTCCTGCAGTATGGATTGCCTCATCAGTTATAACTCCGACCAGTTGGTTAAAGACCGTTTCAAGTCGTGGAACGCCGCTGAGTTTGACCTTACCTACACAATGCGCTCGGTAGGTGAATATATGCGAGAGCAAAAGAAACGTAAAGAACTACTACTTTTTAATTATGGAATTGAAGGATTGGTTGAACAGTATCAATCAGACGAAACAGAATCTGATTGATGAAGATCCTTCACTTGAGAAGGAATATCCCCC